CCAAAGCATTCGTTTCCTTACCCGAACGATTCTCTGGATTCCTCTACGACTGGACCTACAACAGGGCCCTTCGGTTCTTCGATTCCTCGACCGTTGAGAAAGCCGCTTCTGGCCGACGTTCCGTCAAAACTGACGACGCAGTCATCAAAGACTTCATGTCTTTCGAGCAGCCCTTCCACAAGATCCCAAAAGACGATCACTATCGCAAAGCGATTGACCACGTCCGACGCAAAGGAAAACCTGAAACCCCGTTTCATCCCATTGCCGTCCCCGATCTACGCTACTACCCTTGGACTTTACCTCCAAACGCTGGCGCTCCCTGGAACCTCAACAACTTCCGCTTCACCCCGACCTTCCGCAACATCGATGGAGAATCCGACTCTCCTAAATTCATCGAATTGATCACCAAAACCTTCTGGTTTTCGGTCCGCTCCTCAATTTCAGTGAAAGACTATCTGCAAAAGAAGCTCGACTTTGGACTCATCCAAAACACGAAACGAAGTTTTCACAACCTATACAACGAACTGTTCAACTACAACCGACATCTCATTCACCTCATTAAACAAGGTGACCCAAGATTCTGGACTCTAGATGGAACCCCAATTCCATACTATTGGCATTCACTCTTCGCCCGTGCTCACGTGGTAGAAAAGTTTATGGACGATAAAATTCGTGCTGTCTTCGGCGCTACCAAGCTCCTTTTGATGGTCGAAAATATGTTCATCTGGCCAATGCAAGCTTACTACTTGCAGAACTCCGATACTGGCTTCCTCCTCTGGGGAAGAGAGATTATCCGTGGTGGATGGAAACGCATCTCCCAGGAAACGCTAAAATTTGGCGTTCCCAACAATTATCTCAGCCTCGACTGGTCGCAATTCGACAAACGATTGCTCTTCGAACTGATTGATGATGTACACGAGATCTGGCGCTCATATTTCGATTTCTCTCGATATGCTCCAACTTCCTTCTATCCTCATGCAAACCCTGGCCCCCCGATCCGTCTTGAACGCGTCTGGCGCTGGATGTGCCACTCTATCAAGCACACACCTATCTGTTTACCCAACGGAGAAGTATGGCTTTGGCGACACAATGGTTTCGCTTCCGGTTTCCAACAAACTCAACTCATGGATTCATTCGCTAACGCGATCATGATCCTGACTTGCCTATCCGCTCTCGGCATCAACATAGATTCGCCCGACTTCTGGTTTCGAGTACAAGGTGATGATTCACTCATCGCTTTCTATTCAATCATGTTCAAAGTCTACGGCCCCTCATTCCTAGTGATGTTAAGCGACTCAGCTGTCTACTACTTCAACGCTAAACTTAGCGACTCGAAGTCACAATTCAAAGACCGCTTGAATGGCATGTCCGTTCTGAGTTTCTTCAATCGCTACGGTATGCCGTATCGATACGACGACGATCTCCTCCGTCACTTGCTCTTTCCCGAATACGCACGTGATTGGTCCTCTCTCGCTTCAGCCTGTCTTGGACTTGCTTACGCTAACGCTGGCAACTCTGAACAATTTCACGACCTCTGTGAATACATCTGGAACAAGATAGTACACGAAAAAGGTATCGCTCCGAACCCCTCTGAACTCGATTGGATGATCCGATCTGGCATCTTTGAAAAAGATGACCTCACCGCTCTCCAAACCTTCGAATTCCCATCTCGCATCGCAATGATTAGCATGGTCCGTTCCTACACTCCTCGAACTGACGCGCAAAATCAACGAATGTGGCCTACTCACCCCGGCCCGAAAGGAAGATTCTATTTCTTGAATGCTACACAGCACCCTATGCCCTAAAAGCTACTATGGTTTTATGTGTTTATTTCACCTTATGTTCTTTTTCATATTGTATTTCTGTAATGTCAGAAAATAAAAAAAAAAAAAAAAAAAAAAAA